GCGAAGGCCTGAGCCTGGACGCGCAGCAGTGGACCGACATGCTGGCCACCTGGGTGGACAAATACCCCATCATCAGCATCGAAGACGGCATGGCCGAAGGCGACTGGGACGGCTGGAAAATCTTGACCGACCGGCTGGGCAAAACGGTGCAGATTGTGGGTGACGACTTGTTTGTGACCAACACGCGTATCCTGAAAGAAGGCATCGACAAGGGCATTGCCAATTCGATCCTGATCAAGATCAACCAGATCGGTACGCTGACCGAAACCTTTGCCGCCATCGAAATGGCCAAACGCGCCGGTTACACCGCCGTCATCAGCCACCGCAGCGGTGAAACCGAAGACAGCACGATTGCCGACATCGCCGTGGGCACGAACGCCGGGCAGATCAAGACCGGGTCGCTCAGCCGCTCTGACCGCATGGCCAAATACAACCAGTTGCTGCGCATTGAAGAAGACCTGGGCGACATTGCCACTTACCCGGGTCGCGCGGCGTTTTACAACCTGCGCTAAACGCCATGCGCCAGCGCGCTGTTCCGGCCTTGCTGATCACCTTGCTCGTGGTGCTGCACGCGCAATTGTGGTTGGGTCGGGGCAGCTTGCCCAAGGTGGCGCAGCTGCGCAGCGATCTGGCTCAGCAACAGGCGCAGAACGAACAGGCGCGCCTGGCCAACAGCCAACTTGAAGCCGAGGTGCGTGACCTGGCAGACGGCCTGGAGATGGTGGAAGAAAAAGCCCGCATGGAATTGGGCATGGTCAAAGCCAACGAAATCTTTGTGCAGTATTCGCGCCCTGGCGCAGGCAAATAGTTGCGTCAGACGGCACCGCACAAACTGTTCTTTCACCCTACAATGGTCTCGTCTGCCGTGTTCGCCGGGCTTTATATTTCCTTGAACCAATGCTCATAGAGCCCGGGCCTGGAACATCGTGCTGTCGGCGTGATCATCTCGCGTTAGATGAACCCAAGACAGCTTCTGACCTAGCCCACCTGAACCCCGGTTCAGGATGCCGGTCTGGTGGCGCGGAAGACAACTTTTCAATTAAAACAACAACTTAGCGCAAGTTTCATTAATTTTGGTTAAGTTTTGTTGTGTAGGCAACTGTTTTAAACTGCACAACAATTGCACAACTATATAAACTGTTTAATCAGGCCAGGCCTCAATCAAGGTTTTGGTGTCGCTGATGCATTGGTCAGCATCGCCTGCCACTTTTTGAAGAGTGCTGCTGCACTCAGCGAGTATGTCTCCGTGGGTGGTGACGACACGGTTGCAGGCATCAAGGGACTCGCTGGCTGCTCGCATGGCGGCGGCGGTTGCGTCGCGCAGCCCGACAAGAGCAGCATCGCCATCGCGGCGCACGATGGCCAGGGCGCGGCGGCGCTCCGCTGCAGCATTTTGTGCCGTGACGACTGCGCTTTGCTGCCGCTCCATAGTTGCTCTTGCAGCGCGTTGTAGTGAGATACGTTCATTGGCTTGCTCCAATTCCATTTGGTCAATCGTTGCTGTTTGTAGCCGCCAAGCCAGGCCGAAACCGGCCAAGCCTGCGGCGACTGCGCTGATCAAGGATGCAATCAGGGTGAGGTTCATTTGTCGCTCAAAGCGGTAGTAGTGATCTCACGCGCAAACAGCATCACCACAGGCCAAAATGCAATCAGATACGGGCGCATATCAGCCCCCACAAACTGCGTGACAAATTGGCTGTTGACCTCCAGCACAGTCAGCACTGCGCCGGTCATCGCAAGCCAATAAGTCTTGCTCTTAAATCTTGCCTTGATCTTGTCCATGCTCAGCTCCTTTGATTAAATCTTCGTAATGCTCTTTGATGCGCTTGGTCGCAATTGCAGTCTCCACCTTGCACAGCAATTCAAGCTCTGCCCGATGTGCTTCTAGCTGCTCTTGCAGAGTGTGCTTGGCACACCGCTCGGCTGCTGCTTTTGTGACTTTTTTCATGCGTACGCCCTGACACCTGTGGCATCAATAATCAGCACCTGCTTGCGCGGTGGCAACAGCGTAAAACTGATATGCACCCAGCCACGGCCTGGGATGGTTGCAAACTCTCTTATAAGTTGGTCGTATTGGATGTCGCTCTGCATGATTTTTTCGATCGCGTGGGCAACAGAGCCGAAGCCAGGGCATGTAAAGTCAACCGCTTGGGCAAGCATGTGCTGGCTGCTTTTGCTGCCTCCAACAGCGCGGTTAAGCTCAAGTGAGCGGTATCCGCTGCTGATCAAAATTGGCAAGTTACCCAGCAAGCTGCGCACTTGCTCAAGCCCATTGCAAGTGTTTCTGGCGCTTTCTAGCAGGTTGCTTGTGAGTGAGTTGTCAATGTCTCGCCGGTCAGCTGTTTGGCTGGCGACAAATTCTTCGACAGAAAAATGCGGGGTGAGTCTCATTGGTGCTCTCTGCTATGCACAGCCATGCACATGGCGCGATCTGACTTGGTGTCAATCTTTGCGTCGATTGAGTCAAGTTTGGCAAACAACGCACGAGTCATGGTGTCAAACTCATCGCGCTTGACGTACGTCCCTGCGACAAGCACCTCAATAGCCTGCAACTTAGTGATCAGCATTTGGTCGGTAGTCTGTAGATTTTTAATTGCATCTTTGACGGAGTTGAGGTAGTACCCACCGAACACCCCAACCAGGATAAAAAGTCCGTTAAAAACCATTTGGGGCATGTCTGCATCAGTCATTTTTGTCTTTCGTAAAGGTGTCGTTGCCATTCCCAAGCCCGGCGGCAATGGTCTGCTTGTCGGATTTTGAAAATCCAGTTGATCACGGCCACCAGGATGTGCCCGCGTGTCTTGCCTGCCAGGTGCATATCCCACGCTGCCGCGCTGATGGTTTCACCCGGCTTGGACTTGCCTAGCGTCAACACCCGCAGCACCCAAGCGTCAAAGGCTATCCAGTGATCAAGCGTGGTTGTCTCGCGCAAAAGCACGGCTGTGGCGATGAGTGCGATCATGTAAATCATGGTTACAAGCCAAGTTTTGCGCGCTCGGCACGGCCCCACTGGCGGGCGGCTTCACAATGGTCACCAAAGGCCAGCAGTTCTTCTTGCTCGCCGGGCGCAAAGTTGTAAGCGCCCAATGCCGCGCCCACGCCGATACGGGCAAATTTAGCCTCGTCGCTGGCGCTGTATTTATCGCGGATCATCTGCTCGATGCGGTTGTATATGGCTTGTACATGCACGCTGCTATTCTTGATTTGGGCAAGCTCCGCGTCTGTCGGCACAAACGGGTTGACGATACTGTCCGTAATCTCTGCGGGTTGATCAGCGGGTAGCGTGTAGCCATCAAACAGCACAACAACGGTGCGGCCATCGGGCAAAGTTGCCAGCTCTTGCACTGCTTGCTGGCCTTGGGGCGCGTCAGGCAGTTTCAGGGTGTAGACGTTGGGTTGGTTTACAACGCGGCGGAAGGTGATTAAAGAGGTCATAGTGGTGAGCTTTCAGGGTAGTTAAAAGGTGGTGAAGACTTGCGGTATGTTTGGCGTGTCCAAGGATGGAGACAACGCTTTCAAGCGCGCCATGCTTGGCAGACTGGGTGAATGTGTAGAGGCTGTGCTTACGCACAAAGCGGGTACTTCGCCAGGTGCGGTAGCCAACAAAGTTGATACCACGCTTGATCTTGTGCAGGCTGTAGCGCGATAACTCCAGCTTTAAGGTTCCACGCAAAAATTCAATGATTCTGGCTAGTGCCGCCACACAGCGCTCTCGTGGCCAGCCAAAGATCACAAAATCATCAACATAGCGGCAGTAGCGCCTGGCGCCCAGATTGCGCTTGATGAAGTGATCCAGCGGGTTCATGTAAATCAGAGCGTAGGTCTGACTAAGCAAGTTACCAATCGGGATGCCAACGGCTGGGCCATAGTCGGCAAACTGCATCATCAGGTCGACAAAGCGCTCGTCCTTGATCTGGCGCTCGATCTGGGTGCGCAGCACTGCACGGTCGATGCTGTAGAAGAACTTACGAATGTCGAGCTGCAAAAGGTAACTGTCGGGCGCACTGCAACGCAGAGCTTGCTGGGCGTAGTCAGCCGCAGCGTGTGTTCCTTTACCTTTGCGACAGGCGTAACTCTGGTCGATGAAGGTTCGGTTGAAAATCGGGTAAATCAGCTTGTAGATGGCATGCTGCACCACCAGATCACAAAAAGCAGGCGCGAAGATCGTGCGCTCTTTGGGCTCGTACACCTGAAATTCTTTGTAGGGCTGCAGCGTGTAGCTGCCGTTATGCAGGGCTGTGTGCAAGGCGTCCAGATTCGCCGCCAGGTTGCGGCCAAACTCCAACGTGGCCCGCTTGCCGCGCTTACCCCGGCTGGCATCTTCCCACGCCTGGTACAACGCCTCGGGCGTGAAAGCCTGCTCAAACAGAAAACCGACGCGCTTCAAAGGAAAGCCCCCAGATGGTCGAGTGCAACATGGCACCTACTAATAAAAGGGCGTCCAGCAGATTTTGCAAAGGCTCTCACCGAATGCAGGAAAACACCTCCCTTTGTTCCACCATTTCTTTGCAGAATTCGAGGTAAACCAGAGTCGGGGCGAGCGCCAATGTTGTTGTTGGCATTCGTCCGTGTGTTGTTGCAATTGAGCGTGAACACGCCAGCGTTCGCTGCGTTGTTCCAATTGCCGCCACGGATCGGCAGAGCCTGTAACATGTTAAGGTGCTTCCCTTTTGTGCCCGCTATCGGGATTCGTTTTGGCGCGGTCGGCCTGCATCCAGCCACCAATCATCCGGCCAAGCTCATCAACCATGCGGCTGATGACGAGGTAACGGTGGGTGGCGGTTTTTTCATAGTCCTTGTCATCCGACAAGGAACCGTCCTTGAATTTGAAGTAGCCCAGCTCAAAGGCCAGCCGCAAGAACATGCGCAATTGCTCATGCGTGATGTCGGCATTGCCCAGGCTGGTTTTCTTCTGGTAGCGCTTCTGGCTCTCGACAATGAAGCCGTACATCTCATAAGCCGCGTTTCTGATCTGTTGGCACAGGCCGTACTTCTCGTGCTTGGGAAAATGGTTCAGATACAAGTTCATTTGCTTCGAGAAGTCGATGAACTTGGTATCCAGACTGGCTTCAGAGTGAGTGCCCATCGCTACCGCTCAGGGCATCAGAGAACGAAGGCGGGGCGAGCGCCAAGGCTGCCGCTGGCATCCGTCCGTGCGCCGTAGCAATAGAGCGTGAACACGCCAGCGCTCGCCGCGCGGCTCCAATCGCCGCCACGGATCGGCAGAGCCTCAATCGTCGTGTTCAGGTAAAAGTAGTCGCTGTTGGCCGCAGGCAGCGCAATCGTGCCACCCAACAGCGAAGCGACCGGGAACAGGCCGTGCGCCTTGAGTAGAGCCAAAGCCGCAGCGCCGACCGGGGTTGTGCCCGGGTTGGTCATACCTTCAAACGATGCGCCATTAGCGCGCACCAGCGTGTAAGCCGCCGTTCCTGAAACGGCATACTTCACAGAATTGGCAGAGCCCGGGGTCACCAGTTCGCCGGTTGCGCCATCAATGGCTTTCCAGGCGCTTGATGCAACGCCAAAGTCGGTGGCATTGAGTGCCGCGTCGTTGTTGGCGATGATCTGGATTTCACCCATGTTGACACGCATGCCTGGTGTCCACTCCCAGATGTTGCCGCACAGCCCGTCGATGCCTGAGCTGGAGTTGTCATGCCGCCAGGATGCAGGACCGGAGCCGGTGAGCGTGCGCCCGGTACCGGATGCAACGCCGGGAGACAAGCCATCGATCCGGCGCCCTGATTCCCAGGCCGCATCGCTTGATTTACCCCAGTTGGTGTTGCCGCGCGGCTGAAAGCTGTTGGCTCGGCACCATTGCGCCAACAGGGTGCGCTCAATGTTGGATACTGCATGGAAACCGGCGCCGCAAGCGCGGGCATAGGCCACCGACTGGTCGTGGTTGATCGATGTTTGCGGGTCAACGCCAGGCAGGCTCAGCAGTTCGCCGTTTTTGACGATGCCGGAGTAGGTGCCAATGAACAGCTCCGACTTTTCAACGCCACCCACAATGAAGGCTGGGTGAACGCCCGCAGGCAGGCCCGCGTCCACGTCGGGGCCGTTTAATTTGGGGATCACATTCATGAAGGTGGGCTGACCGAGCGCGGTATAGAGCACAGTTTGGCGGCCACCGCTGGCGGCTTCGACACTGGCACGCAGGTCATCTTTGATAAAAATTGAAGGCATAGTTTTCTCCTGAGATTAAGGTGTTAGCCCACGGTAGGCCAAAGGGTGACTTGAACCGCATTGGGGTCAAGCGGAATGG